TAACGGAGCCAACGCTAAGTGTGAGATACAACCCCGTAGAAGCCAGAATACCCTCGCTAGGGATTACCATAGAAAACGTATTTGGAGTGCTAAGGCTTGCTATGTCCATTGTGTACAACACTGCCGCCGTTGAGCTTCCATCTCTGATTTCAAATGTGGCCGCTGTGCTTGCTTTAGGACTAACAATAAACCCTTTTAGGCGTGTACGCCCAACGTAATAAGACCCTGCTGCACTTAAATGAGCACTCTTAACATCAGTTTGTTGCATAACTAATCCCCTGTAAAACGAGGGCCGAAGCCCCCGAGATCAATTACTGCTGGAAAGGAGACGGATTTTGTGAACCATCCGAGTTTGCAACAGCGTACACAATGGTGTACTGCACAGTTCCTGCGGTTACATCAGCAACGGTGGGGCTAAGTGCTGCTTGGATGGTTACGTCCGTAGTGCCAACACCAATACCGTTAGGAGATGCAGTGCTAGTTGCGCCTGCCCAGTTAACCAATTTGGCGGCAGCATTGGTGTTAGCCAAACGACCTTGGCTGGTAATGTCTGTAGAGGCCCAGAACAACGCGGTAGAAGCAGAAGTACCAATCACCAAGTTAGCTGCGGTAGAACCTGTAAAGGCTACCAAGGTGTCAATAAAAATGCTGACAATCTGAGAGCCCGCAGGGATGGTGAACAGCGTGGTGGTAGAAGTGGTTGCAGCTACAGTGCCGGTGTAGTTCACTTTTTTAGTCTGAGAGACTAGAGTAACTCCGGTGTTTTGGATAGTTCCAGCGGTAGTACCGGTGGTGTTTTTAACCGTGCCGAGCAGCCAAGGGCCAAGGTGAGTTGCGAATCCCATGATAATTCCTTACATACAAGATAAGTGCGTCAATCGGTATGTCGTCTGCTGGGGCAGTTTGGCGCACTGGAAGTCCCAGATGGCTGCAATATAACACGAATCTAAATATATGCAATGGGTGTTGGTGGCCCACATAAAGCAGTGTTTGTCGGTTAACCGCAAAAGAACCTGTAGTGGCGCTAACCCACTACACCACCAACAACGCGAGCATACAACAAAAAAGGCCCCCGAAGGAGCCTTTCTCAAAAGCCCTAGGGCTTATGCCGAACCGGGCGATCCAAAGATACCCAATGGGTCAGACACACCGAACGAATAACGCTCGCGGGCCTTGTAGCGGACGTTACCAGTATCAAAGTCACCGTCCATTTTTGTATCCAGAGGCATACGGACAAAGTGCTTCAAGCCGTTAGGCACGTCAGTGGTCAGGAACCAGCCGTTAGTGTCAGTCAAGAAGTGGTTAACGGTGTAACCTTCAGGGATCGAACCGTTATTCTTCAACGCATTGATATCGTTGTCGGTAGTGCCAACACGCAGGCTGGTTTCCAACAGACGAGTAGCAACGAACATTAAAGCTGGAGGGATAATCAACTTCTTGGGCTTAGCAGCAATCAGCAAACCGCGCTCGTCTGTCCAAGCAGCAATCTGAATCACAGCGTTTTCCAACGAAGTTTCATTCAAATCAGCGCCAGTCGCCGGACGGTTGCTGTTGGTGCCACCGTTGACCAAGGGGTGAGCAGTGCTGAACAAAGACACGCCATCACCATAAGTGACGTTGTTGGAGAATCCGTTGTTCAAAATTGCAGCAGCCTTAACTTGCTTGGTGTACGCCATAGCGCGGGCCAGACCTTTGGTGTAACGAGCAGACAGTGAGTCGTACAAGTTATCTTCCACGGCTTCCTCAGTGATGGAGAATCCCATCGCAATGGTTTCGTGGTTGTAACGAGCAGTCCATGCCTCTTGTGCATTGTCATACTGAATGGCAGAGCCCTCATTCTTGACAGGTGCAGCAGAGAAACCAGACAGCTTGGTTTCCTCTTCAAAGCTACGCTCCGAAGTCTCGGTTTCGTAGATTTCCTTGTGCTCTTCGCCGTAGCGGGCGTACTCCAGACCAAACAAAGCGTTCAGACCGGGGAGCAGTTCTTTAAGTAGTTGTGCGCGTGAAATAGCCATGATTTAACTCCTTAGACTGCGGCAGCAGCGTAGTACTCTTGCAAACCAAAGTTCAGTTTGACCAAAACTTCAGGATACTGAGTAAAGACAAGCGTAGCGCTTGAGCCAATGGTTTGCTGAGGTGCAGCGTTCAACACAATCGAAGTCGTGTTATTTGCAGCAATTGCCGTAGCAACAAACGAACCGGTTTCCACCAGCGAGCCGTTAGGGGCCAGCCAAGCAACGTCAGTACCCACGGGGACAGCAAAGGTCACGTTAGCAGTAGCGGTGATTGTTGCGGTAGAGATGCTGCTGTACACAGCGGTACCCAAAGCGCTAGCAGTATCAGGAACGATACCCACAATACGCACGGGGTAGGCAGCGTTAGCACCAACCGAGGCTTGGCTTTGAACGGCAACGGCGGAGCTACCAGTAGACGTGCTACCAGTGTTCTGCACCAGAGGCGCGTTTTGGCCAACCATCGCGTAGCTTGCGCTAGTAACAGTTGTGCTGGATGCGGGGCAGACAGCAGCTTTAAACACTGTGTCAGGATCATCACAGATTACAGCTTGAATATCACCAGCCGCAGTGCTAGCGGGGTAGTATTGGCTGAAAGTCAACTGCTTAGTCAGGGGATTGGTATATTGGCAGCCCAAGAAAATACCAATAACTGCTTGGCTGTTGAATGTAGTCGTACCGGTAAAAGGCACAACAAAGCCACGCGCAATAGCTACAACGTCACCATAGAACATGGAGGTGCTGTAGTTATACGAAATGGGTACAAGGCGGGTAGAACCCGCAAATACTTGACCGCCGATCAAGTTGACCGGCTTTAGGCCGTAGGGGGCCGAGACCGTAGGATATGCCATTTAAGACTCCAAAAGTTAAATATTTTTCCCGAAAGTGACCTTAGTACTACGCTCTTTAAAAAGCGGCATACGTGGATCGCTTTCGCGCATGAAATTGTTGTCTAGTGATGTCATTTGTGAATCCGCAATCTGTTGGAAATGCGCATTACGTTGTTCAACTAGTTCAACAGGTGTTTTACAGAGGATAAGTCCACCCACTTCAATCGCATCCTTAAACCGAGATGTATCCTCGTTAAAAGTATGCGCTTCAGGATGTTCTGAAGCCTTTACAGGCTCCCAACCCTCACGGAATTTTGCGGAAATATTTCTGGCGTCATCCTTACCACCGAAGGCGGTACGAATCCAACGAAATTCATAACCGGGCTCTGGGTTAACGTTGGGTAAAAGTTCAGCGGGCATCCATTTTTTAGTTGGACGAGCTTCTTTTTCCCTAGTTTCTAGGGCACGAGTCATACGATTTTGTTCAGTCATTTTTATTTCCTCATTTCTTCCGCAACCTTTTTAGCGTAGAGTTCCAGAGGAACACCAAGCTTCTTGGCTAGTTGTACCTGCGTCGGGTTTAGCACGATCTTTCGAGGCGCAGTGCTTCTCGTTGCTGGGGCAACTATATTTGCTTTAGGGCGCTGAGAGTTGGGTGCATCAGCGGATTCACCGGAGGCAAACTTCTCCGGGAATACTTGTCTAATCCGTCCGTTGAGTTTTTTATAGTACTCATCAGAAGTCGGGTCTATACCATCTTCCACGACCAGTTTTTCATGCAACGCAAACGCATATCCGGTCATTTCTCTATCTTTACCAAACCACGAGTTATTAGCTTGTTTCCAAGCTTCAGCTTTAGGATCAGAAGACGTCGTTTGCGCGAGTTGCTCTAGTTGTACACTATTTTTATCTTCTTGTAAAGAGGGTTGTCTAAAATTATTAACCCGCTCTGCAGTTAATTTTGAAGCAGTTAGGGCCTCAGCTGCCTCAGCAAAAGCATCAGCATCCCCAGATTCATACGCCTGCTTGTATTTAATCTTAGCTTTTTCCAAGTCAGTAGCCACTACTTTTTTAGCTTGCGTAAGTAATGCTTCTTGGCTAGTACTAAGAGAACCTTTTAGTTGTTTATTTTCTTCAACAACTGCCCGGGCAATACGTAAAGCTTCGTCTTTTTCTTTAGCAGCAGCTTCTTTTGCCCGTCGCTCATCGTGATAACCTTTACCTAGATGAGCTAGTCGTTCTTTCAGACGCTTATCTGAATACCTAGAAAGTTCTTCTTCAGTAACTTCCTCTGGTGGTTCCGGCAGTGGTTTTACGTTCCTATCAGATTCAGGAGTATCGTCAACAATCTCAATTTCTAGCGGGTCTTCTACTGCTATTAGCTTAGAACCCATTTTAGATTGTTTGGACTCAACTTCATCCGGAAACTCAAATTCTGTTTTTTCAAATTCGGCCATACATACTCCTTATGGGCGTTGGATTCCACGGGGGTCTTGCACCACCGCTTCAACAGAATCATCACTGATTAGCCGCCATTCTGTTCCATGAATTTTCATCCGTGTACCAGTGTTAGGACGAACCAAAACAAAATCACCCACCTTACAACTTGGCCCGCTAGGAAACCGTTTCTCGTCTTTATACGCATCTGGCCCAAGCTTAGCCACAAACAACACAGGAGATAGAAGCTCCTCATGATGCATCATGGTGGCGGTTTTCACTAAGCCAGATTCACTAAGTTCTTCTTCAGCCTTGGGTAACATACAAAGTAAGTTAAACATAACTGGATCAGGGACTTGTCGCGCTTTCTCTTCAGTCGTTGCGGGAAGTACAGTAGCTGAGGCACCGTCTTGACTTACGAGGATTTCAGTCATCATTATCTCTTTCTAAACGAGTTTTCAGGTCTTGCAAGTTGTAATTGGCGTGGTCAAGACCGCGAATAACACCCACCAATTCTCGGTACTCAGCGTAGTCTTTAACTGCGCCAGTACAAAGCTTATCTACCGCCTGCTGGCGGAATTCATTGTTTTGCTTTTTAAGTAGATCAAACTCGGTCATTTAGTACCTTCCGGTGGCTTTGATTGATTAGCCGCTTGTTGTGCATGCAGCATTTGCTGTAACTTCTGTGCTGCTGCAATATTGCGGTTTTGTTCAGCCAGCGACATCTTGTGGCCATGCATCTGGTCAGCTTGTTGAACCCCCCGGCTATGCAGTTGTTGTGCTTGCTCCATCTCCATCTGATGACGCTGCGCTTGTTGCTGCATTTCCTGCTGATGTCGAGCTGCAGCCATCGCTGGGTCTTCTCCAGCTTGACCCTGTGTTTGCTGTGCTTTTAGCTGCAACTCAGCCTGTTTAATCTGCAAATCACCCTGTACTTTTTGCGCTTTAGTATCAGCTTCTTGCTTCTTAATTTGAAGCTCAGCTTGTTGCATCTGTACAAGCGGGTCTTGCGCCATTTCTTGATTCTTCTTCTGCTGGGCCATAGCCATGTTCTGCTGTAACAACTGAACAGACGCTTTGGCAACCAACTGCGACAACTGGACCTCAACATCTGGAGGCAGCTTCTCGTTGGGCGCGGGCAACGAAACACCAAGCTGTTCTTCGATTTTCTTGCGGTACAAAAACGCCAAGTGTTCTGCGTTGTGCGCTTGGACCGCAGCCATCATCTGCTGGGCCATCGGGTTCTGCCCCATCTGTTGCATGATCATGGGGTCTTGCGTGAACGTACTGTGCACAGCGATGTGTGCATCATGGTCTTGGTAAATAAACGCTTTGGTTGGTTCCCCTTTAAGGAATGCCATGTTCTCACTTATAGGATCACGCGGAGTCTGGTCATCGTCCATGGGCACCAGCTTCTCAGCATTCTTTACCCCCAAGACATCAATCATCTGACGATGCAACTGCGGTAAGTTATAAATCTGCGGCGCTTGCGTGGACATCTGCATGACCGCTTGGTACTGCATAATCCGCTGGGCCATTGTGCTGCTATTGGGATCGCTTACCGGAATCACCTCGCACATATCGTAATCTTCGCGCTTAGCCGAAGCATCGCCCGAGGCGGGCTCATAGTCATAGTCAGCCGGTGTGTTATCCCGAATAATGCTTTTGAGCAGCTTAAACTCTTCCTTCATGGAGTTGTGCACGCGAGCTTGTACAGCTCCCATGATCTTCAACTGCCTCTCCAAAAGTGCCAACGTAGTACCCACCGGGGACTGCGCACTCATATCGCTGACCTTCATATCCGCGATAGACCCTAGACGGCGACCCTCATCGGTAATCTGATTTAACAGTGCTAGCAGAACTTGGCTCGGCTCCTTGTACGGGAGCGTCATGATGTTATCTTTGATAGCCCCGCTTGGGATATCTACATCCCTAAACTCTCCCGGAGCGATGGGCGTGTCATCACCCTTAACGCGCATGCCACGGGCTTTTAGCCCGCCGGGTAAATTAGAAAGAGTGCCCGCATCAACAAGCTGCCGGATAAGAGAAGTACCAGCGCGAGCGTAGCCGCCAATGATATGGATGAGACCCATACCATATGCTCCAAAGCCCGGAATATAGTCATACTGCACCAAGTGCTGACGTTTCTGACATGTGTCATCATCTTCACTCCAGTTACGGTAGATAGACAGTACCTTATTAGTACCCTTATCTATAGTAATAATGTATGGCAGCGCGATCCCATCTTCATCCTCATGTCCGGGCAAATCCAAAACTGTCTGCACTTCATACAGCTGGTAGCGGTCATCGTCCGTTAGAGAATATCCTTGCTCATCAGCTTTTTTCTTCTCTACATCCGTGTAACTCATTACTGGCTCACCTAGTTCTACATCACAGTAGAACCCGGCAACCTGTAGCTTACGCAGCTCATTCTTTGTCTTGCGCATCACATGGGTGACGCGTTCTGCCATCCTTGCGTTACTGGACCCGTAAGGAATAATCACATCTTCGGCGGGCACGAACAGTGAAGTTTCCCGGTTAAGTCCGGGATCAAAATACACCTTCTTAAAGGCAGCGCCAGCCAACCCCAAGTTAAACAACATGCGTTCATGTTCAGAACGATACTCAGGCATACCCTCGGTAAGCCTGTAGTTCATATCATCTTTTACTCGCTCGGCTGCTTCTTCTTTAAGGCGGTCAATCGCGCCAACAATTTCGGTCTTAACTGGGCCCGCAGCAGGAAACGTCTCAGTGATCGTCTCACTTTGGAATCTAATAGCCGCTTCGGTAAGAACCGTAGAAAAGACTCCACACGCTCCATTCCATGGTTCAGTACGTTCTTCATACTTCATCCCCAAAACATCTAGACCTTTTACATACGTCTCAGTCCAATCTTTGCGAGACGTAATATCTGCTTCTACAAGTTCTATTAAATCACCAGCAATCTCCTGCAACTCACCCTCATCCATATCCTCGGCAAGATTCTTAGAAAACTCATCGTTAACTTCCTTGCCCGGGTCAAGGGTAATTTCTACGGAACCATCATCCATGGTGACCATATCTGGAATTCCGATTTCAATTTCTATACCTTGTTGATCCCCCATGTCATCCATAATCCCCCCAAATCCGGGACCTATTGCTTTATCAATATTAGAAGTAGCCATAATGTGTTCCTAGTAATACACCGCATTGCGGCGCTTAGTCAATTTAATTTCATCTACTTCGTCAGTAGGCAGACGTAGAAATCCACCCGAACGAAAACGCATAAGCGCTAGAGTTGTAGCGTCAACCAAGTCATCGTGCTGCCCGCTGGGGAATTCAGCAATCTCGTCAACTAGCTCTTCAGCCCATCTGGTTCTAGGGACCCATACTTTACCGGACGCGATTATGTCCGAGACAGCATTCAGGCGGGCAATTTTGTCCTGACCCCTACTTGGGGTGTACTCTTGAACTGGAATCCCCATAGCTCTTAGCTCATATATAAGCGGAGCCCCAGTAGCTTTCTTCTCAACAAGTACCCCGTCGGGTTCCCATTCATTGTATTCTTCTAGTACATCTTTCTTTAGCTGTACCCACTCAACACGCTTCTTGTACGTATTAAGCAGAATAATATTCGGGGCATTCATATCCTCGTTTGGGTAAAAAACACCCCAAGTCGTGCCCGCTGAATAATCTGCCCGCTGTGTTTTTTCAAACGCCGTATCCCACGTCTGCAGGATGAAATCACACTGGGGTGGACGTTCTTCTTCCCACCATTTCCACCAATCCCGCTTCACAATTGCTGACTCATTACCTACAGGATTTTGCTGGTACTGTGCCTGCCACTTGGAATTAGGCAGCTCTATACGAAGAGCTTCCAACTCACTCAAGCTCCAGAATTCTGGCCATAAGGGTTTACCCGAAGGCATGATTGCAGGGAACTCAATCACTTCCCACTGCTCACCACCCCGGTTTGCAGCGGCTTTTAATACCTGACCGGTCAAATCTCGCTGCGCCCACCGTGTCATCACAATAATAATAGCCCCACCCGGTTGCAAACGTTGACGCGGGCCAGACGTATACCATTCTGTTACCTTATCAAAGACCTCCGGGTTAGATGCAGCAAGTGCAGCTTCCTGTTCTGAGTGCGGATCATCAATAATCAACAGGTCTGCGCCCTTACCAGTCACCGTACCGCCTACGCCAATAGCAAAATAGTCGCCGCCCTTGCTGGTATTCCACCTTCCAGCGGCTTTTGAGTCTTGTTGAAGCTCAAGATTGGGGAAAATTGAGCGATAAGTCTCTGAGTCGACCAAATTTCGCACTTTTCGACCAAATCCAACTGCCAATTCACCCGTATTTGAGCTTTGAATCACCTTTTTATTAGGGTATTTACCTAGAAACCATGCTGGAAGCAAGTAACTAGCGAACTCTGACTTGGTATGGCGGGGTGGCATGTTGATAATCAGCCGTTTGCACTCCCCGTTCGCCACGCGTTCGAAGGCGCGGGCCATAATTTTGTGGTGTCGCCCGCCTATGAACTCTGGCCAAGTTTTTTCTACGAACCCCATAAACGTATTCTGAGCTTTTTCCTTCTCGAGGATTTGCTCGCGGCGTTCCAAGTCCCGCAGGATAGTTATTTTCTGAGACTCCGGTAGCTTGCCTAGCTGCGCCAGCAAAGCTTTGAACTCCGGGTCTAGGGTTTCTATTGGCTGGTCAGGTCTCATCAGGAGATTCCTCAACTGGCTCGGACTCTATCTCCAGAGTAGGGGTTAACCCTAGCTCTTCGTCGATATCGATCCCCAGCGGAGTGATATCAACTGCGTTCATACGCATCATCTTGCGTATCTTGTCTTTGATTGCTTCGTCAATATCGGCTACGTTGTTATAGGTAACCGTGATTTCTGTCTTGTCGGAGAACAATCCGACGTCTGAAATCTTACCCAGCATCTCAGTGGCTTTAATCTCAATCCGGGGGTCGCCGCAAGTGGCCAAGTCCAGAAGTTTGTTGGTTACGACCAACCGGAGTTCGGCGGCATCTGCAACCAATGGGTTGTTGTACTCCCTAAGCATTGTACCGATACGGTCTGCAACCGACATCTTTTCTAGGGCGTACGGGTTTTTCTCAACCGGGGCTTTTGGGGGACGGCCACGTTTCTTTGGTGCCTCGCCGGTCATAGCTTCTTCGTACTGCTGTTTTGCTATTTCAGAAAACTGGGCAAAAACAGCGTCCGCTTCAATTTGAGCTACTGGCTCATCGTCAAAATGAGCACCAAGTCCTTTAAGGACGGCGGCAGTATTAGAAGCAATCTGCATGTTCTCACGCAGAGTTGATGCTTCCTCGGGTTCCAGACTATCTGGATAGGGAATGGTTTTGTCGGGTGTGATATGTAATGCCATGGAGGAAAAGGTGCACTCCAAAAAATATGGGGGAGTATA